AACAACCCTTCTAGAACTGGTATATCGAACGACACAGGGTTGACGGGATAGCCAGTATGCGTATTGTACAATCGTTCGAACGCTTCCTTAGTAGCACCACCGCCGTTACCGTGTACGACGCAGGTGTAGCAATTGGTCTCTAGGTTGAGAACTCCGTTTTCTTTATCGTACTGCCAACTGTTTTCAGCCGAGGACATATTAAAGAAGAGGTAACTCTCAACATCAAGGGAAACGTCATACGCCTCAGTAAGATAACGCTTTTGAACGTATAGTTGATCATCTTCCGAGTTTTGAACGGGCTCTTTAAAGAACTTCCGTAACTCTGAAACTTGACCGATGAAACATCCAGAGTTTAGGTATTTAAACGAAGTTGTCTGATCAGGGAACTGTAGCGATTGATCTGGCCACAGGTCTTTCTCTGCCCCAAATACTATCTTCGAACCCATATCATTATAGCGTTTAACTATCTCTTCATGACTTCTTACAAAGAAGGTATCGTACCCATCAACGAATAGAACAAGGTCGTCTTTTGGTAACACTGAGATAAAGTCTTTGATGAGATTAATCTTTTGACCACCACCTGGACCTTCAGCCATATTACCACCCTGCCAAACAACCCCTTTACCAAGGTTGTGATCGACATCGGGTAGTACCCTAAACCCTTTCTCCTCGTCGGTTGCGCAAGTCAGTACGTGAAGGGTTGGGACGTGCCAATAATCATCAGTCTCGGTTGAGCTGTTGTCCCAAGCGCCTTCCCTCGGTTCGAATAGTAAGTTCGTTGCTGAAGCAACCTTAAAATCGGCTCTTTGATTAAGGCTATCCCAATGATTTAAGTTCTCCCAGCGGTGTACGCCAAGAACGGCAGGGACAATCTCGTCGGCTGGGATAATTGGGTTAGACTCTGTGTAATTGATAAGAGCCTTAGCAACCTTCGGAGTGACGTAATACGCATTACACCAATAACTAAAGACCGTTTCTTTCAGGTCTTCATTAATCGGCTCGCCAGTTGGTTCGACCATCTCTTTATACGATAAGTACAAAAAGTCGTAGTCGGAATATTTCTGAACGAACGCTTCATAGTCCCCGAGAAGTTTGACGTCATCCTCGAGTATAACAACTGGTTGATCTAACTCAACGCAGAGCTTCCAACATTTTAAATGACTCAATGTACAACCAACCTCGCCTTTAGTTATGGGGCGATTATGGTATGGGTCTTTCCATTGTAAGTCAACGTTGTAATCTAGTTTGTTAATCAACCTACCGTCGATAGCAGGAACTCGGACTGAAGAAGCTACATGTCCTTCCATGTAGCTCCTTTTATCCGTGGCTGAATCCAAATTGATATAGAATGTAATCATAATGTACTCTCATATTAAAGGTTATTTTATCAAAGATTTCAGTTCGTCAATCTGCTCTTGTTGTTCCTTGATAGCTTGGATAAGCAACGGCACGATACGCTCGTATCGAACGGTTAAGTAGTTTTTACCAGACTTAGATATATAGTCTTCTTCATCCGGATCCCAAACCCAGTCAAACGGTGCGGGAGCAACTGCTTGCGGTAGAACCTTTTCGATCTCCTGAGCAAGTACACCAGCGTCGTTGTATTTTTGATCTGGCTCGAAACCAGCAAGTTCCGATTCATCGTTCCAGTCGAAGGTATATCCTCCGATCGACATAACCTTATCTAAGGCATTATCGATTACGTTGACATTTTCTTTAAGGCGAGAATCCGAAGAGTATGCCGTAATGTTACCAACTGCTGATACGTTTCTACCGAAAGATGCATCGTTGTTGGTACAGTTAACGATAAATGGCCAATAACCGTTTGTAGTTCCCCATGACGTCGAATCGGTAGAACCACGTAGAATGTAGAACAAATTGCTGTTCTGGTGGATCATCGAAACGTTGTGGTCAGTGTCTCTCAGGTAGATCGTTGGGGAAGAATTACGAATGTACAACTGAGAACTGTTAGTCGAAGAAGCGAAGTTCGTTCCTGGACCTGTTGGACCTGTTGGACCTGTTGGACCAGTAGCACCAGTCTGTCCTTTCTGACCCTTAGCACCTGTTCCACCAGTAGCACCAGTGTTACCTTTAGCACCTGTTGGACCAGTTGGACCAGTTGGACCAGTTGCGCCTGTTCCACCAGTGCTACCTTTAGCACCTGTTGCACCTGTTGGACCTGTTGGACCTGTTGGACCTGTTGCTCCAGTCTGTCCTTTCTGACCCTTAGCACCTGTTCCACCAGTAGCACCAGTTGGACCTGTTGGACCAGTAGCACCAACTTCACCCATTGCTCCAAAATTCAAGTAGGCAATATACCCAGTACGGTAAGTAGAGGAAGACAAGTGCAACCCTGAACTACCATGAGTAATGCTTCTGCTTCGTTTAAGAACCCCGTTTAAATAATATTTTACAGTAGTTCCATCATAAGTCATAGATACTGTATCAGAAGTTGATACGGAACCCTGATTACCTATGCTAGCTCCATTTTCATAGATATTCCATGAACCTCCCGCTGCATACCAAGCATAATCGATAGTAGTATAACTGGTGCTTGCAGTTGGGTCTGCTGTAAGACCTGCCATAATATAGTGAGCAGCATTGCTTACACGCATAGTCATAAATGCGTATTTATGAGACTCCGCTGAATATACCCTACCGTTCCAGCTGGAGTTAGAAGAGTCTTTTCTAAACGCATTAGAACCAACTCGAGTCATCGTCGATAAAACAGGAGAATATGTGGGTTCGCCGTAAGCACCTGTTGGACCTGTCGGACCTGTTGCGCCTGTTCCGCCTGTTGTACCTTTCTGCCCGACTTCGCCTTTTTGACCCTTAGCACCAGTTGCGCCAGTAGCACCTACTTCGCCCTTCTGTCCCTTGGCACCAGTTGCGCCTGTTCCACCAGTAGCGCCAGTTGGACCTGTTGGACCAGTAGCACCAGTGTTACCTTTTGGACCTGTCGGACCTGTCGGACCTGTTAGACCAGTTGCGCCTGTTCCACCAGTGTTACCTTTTGGACCTGTCGGACCTGTTGGACCTGTTGGACCTGTCAGACCAGTTCCACCAGTTCCACCAGTGTTACCTTTAGCTCCAACTTCACCCTTCTGTCCCTTGGCGCCAGTGTCACCTTTTGGACCTGTTAGACCAGTCGATCCAGTTTGCCCCTTTACGCCAGCTTCACCAGATAGATCGGAAACGTAGTTATAAGCTGCGCCATCCCACATATACAAGCGAGAGTTTTCAGCGTTATTATTATCGCCAGTTTCGATGATAGCGAACTCGCCAACAGAGATTCCAGTCGGGTTAATGTCGGCTGTTAGTGCTGCGACGCTAGTATAAGACTTGGCTATCGAGAAGCCGAGACCAACTTCACCCTTCTGTCCCTTGGCGCCAGTTCCGCCAGTAGCACCAAGTTCACCCTTCTGTCCTTTCTGACCGACTTCGCCTTTTTGACCCTTAGCACCAGTTCCGCCAGTTATACCAATCGATCCAGTTTCACCTTTTTGACCTTTTTGACCGATACCGCCAGTTGTACCAGTTATACCAGTTGGACCGACTTCACCCTTCTGACCTTTAGCTCCTCCTGGACCTGTTGGACCGACTGGACCTGTAGCACCCGAAGCACCTGTTAAACCAGTATCGCCTTTACTTCCCGTTGTACCTGTAGCACCTGTAGCACCAAGTTCGCCTTTATCGCCTTTAGCGCCTGTTGGACCTGTTGGACCTGTCGGACCAGTCGATCCATTTAGACCAGTATTACCTTTATCGCCCTTGCCGCCAGTTTCACCTTTAGCACCTGTGTCGCCTTTAGTACCGTTTAAACCGTTAGTTCCAGCTTCGCCTTTTTGCCCTTTAGTACCATTTAAACCGTTAGTTCCAGCTTCACCTTTATCGCCTTTAGCACCGCCGATACCTTGTTGACCTTTTTGACCAACTTCACCTTTATCGCCTTTAGCACCAGCAGAACCATCAGAACCAGCTGAACCAGTGTCGCCTTTATCGCCTTTAGTGCCGTTTGTTCCGTTTGTACCAGCTGCTCCCTTTTGGCCAGTGTCGCCCTTTATACCTTGGACGCCTTGTTCACCTTTAGCGCCAGTTGCGCCAGTTGCGCCAGTAACACCAACTTCACCCTTCTGACCTTTAGTTCCGTTCGCGCCAGCCTCGCCTTTAACACCCGTTAGACCTTTCTCACCTTTCTGACCTTTTAGTGAGTCGGCGATAGGTTGCGGTAATACTGAAACGTTAGACAACGTGTTGGTAGCATAGTCAGCTGGATTAAGGTTGTTGGAGTGCCAAACTTTCTTATCTGTTTGAGCGTAGAACTCACCAGTAGTGATAACGGCAGGCGTAGAATCCGGAGAACCGTTGCTTGGATCTTCTTCGAAGTAGATACCAATACCTTCACCATTCGGCAATCCAGTATCAATAGCTTCTGCTCTAATGCGGACACCCTGTTGTTCCGGAGAACCAGAGTTATCTTTAAGGTAAATCGCAGCATCAGCTTTCTCAATGATAATATCTTGATTGGTAGTGTTACCACGAGCGGTTACTGTCTGTAAAGTATCAGATTCTGACTGTAGATAACGACCATCTAGGCTAGTTGTTACAGTACTGGAATCGTTACGAGTAAGTGTTAGAGTACCACCAGAGAAAGAAGCAGATGTAATTCTAGTAAGGTTAGTGTCGTCAAAGAACGCACCAAAGTCTACAGTAAACGTAGTTAGGTCGTCTCGAGTAAATGTTGCGATACCAGTATTTTCATCTAGCGAACCTGAAGTAAGGCGAGCCAAATTGGTGTCGTCAATATACATCGAAAGGTCGATATCAGTATCTGTACCGTTCTCGTCTCTATACGTTAGCGTGGTGGTAGATGGGTTGTGAGATAAAGAAGTCAGGGTTTCTGACTGTAAATAACGACCATCAAGGTCGACCGTTACATCGCTCTGGTTTTTGACGGTAGCAGTCAACGTACCGCCGGAGAACGCCAGACCAGTTAAGTAGTCATTATCGTTGTCGTTAGTATCGACAGAAGTAACCGTAACAGTTTGAGTACCTTCGTTCCAGGCTACCGTGGTGGCTCCAGCCCCAACAATCTTAACCGAATCGGTTCCGGAAGCATCGCCCCCAGCAATCAAGTCGATAGAAGCACCGCCAGTTACAACAGAACCGTCTAGCGAATAAGTTGAGTCTGTGTCAATATAGCTTTGAAGGTATCGACCGTCAAGGTTGACAGTAACATCACTCAAACCACCAGAACGACCGAGGGTAAGTACGCCATCGGTTGTTCCAAAAGAAGCAGAAACTACATAGTTATCTGTATTAGTATCTTCTGTATCGATGGTGTAAGTTTTTGTCTCAGGATTAAAAGAGACCGTAGATGTTCCAGCACCAGCGAGCTGTAGGGTTTGCCCAGAGCCTATATTGGCAGTGTTCGTGCCGTCCGAAGCAACCCAGTTACTATAAAGGTCGTAGTCATGGACGTGACCTAGGAGGGCATACCGACCGTCTAGGTTTACTGAAATATTATCTCTATTTAAGACCGTGGCAGTCAGATCACCGCTGCTGTCGTTAAACGAAAGACCTGTTATATAATCGTTATTATCGGTAATCGTAACGTTACCAACGGAAGTAATCCTACCCTTACTGTCTACAGTAAGTTGAGGAACCTGCGTTGTAGAGCCATATTGCCCTGCGGTTGCGCCTGAATCTTTTAGCTGCGAAACGCTAATCTCGCCGCTAGAATCAACAACGGTTTTACCATTAATGGTAATAGTAGTTCCGACTACTAATCCGTTCTTGACTACAAAGTCATGATTGACTGCCATGGTTCACTATCCCCAATGAGTTATGTTATTACACTATTTATACGGTAATGTTCAACCTATGAACCTTAACCGTGCTCCCCGCATTAGAAGGGGTACAAAGAAGTTCTACATCTCCGTTACTGACACGAGAATCGAAAGTAGCCAAGACTGGACCAGTCGAGGTTATCGCATACTCGGTCAAATAGGTTGCCGTGTCGTTATGAACCAGCAACATTTCGGTTGCGTGAAAATCCGTTCCGTACGAAACTTGTACGAGATATTTTGCCGTCCGATAAGTATTGGAATCGAAAGAATCTACAACCGTCTGATTCGTAGTAGAAATAGAAGTAGAAGTAGTTTCCGAAGGGTTATCGGTAATAAGAACATAACGGTCGTCTAAGTCGACTGTCACGTCTGATTGATTCTGGATCGTTGCTGTCAATACGCCATTAGAAGTATTAAACGCAAGACCTGTTAAGTAGTCGTTATCGTTATCATTAGTATCTGTAGAGGTGATAACGATTTGTTTGTTGGTATCGTCCGTTGTAATTGTAACGTTTGTACCAGCAACCAGTTCTAAGTCCTCGTTGTTAGAATCCGCAAATACCGTATTTTGACCAGAAACCGAGAACGACTTAAATATATTCTGACTAGAACCCTTATCCGAGTTGGTGAGAGTAATCGTATCACCAGTGGCAGCGTTTAATGTAAACGTACCAGTACCAGAAATACCACTATCGCCTTCAACCGTTATAGATGGGTTGTTTATATCAGGAGTGTTCGTGAAGTTATTGTAGTTTAGGTAGTAGCTCGGCTGTTGACCGTTTAGGTTTGAAGCGTTAGAAGCCAAACCTTCGAAGTTGGCGGCAACAACAGTACCAAGGTTAAACGAGGCGTCGCCAATATCGATTGTACCAGTAGGTTCTGGGAGGTACTGGTCAAAGAACTTAAATTTCTCGTCAGATACGTCGAAGAAAACACCCATGTGAGTGTAACCGACGCCAGTGGTTCCAGTGTTACGGTTAGTAGCCCAACCAGTATCAGTATTAATAGGAGCAGCCGTACCAGACCAAGTATCTCCAGCCGTGTGACCAGTTGTAGCGTAGAATCGAATACCAAGATCGTACTCTAGCTCTTGTTTATCGCCAGTAATATCAACGCCAGTTGCTTCGGTGGTGGCAAAGTTATCTTTAGACCATTCAAAAGTATCTACACCGCCAGTACCAGTACCAACACCGTCGATACGAACATAGTAAGTGGTAGTCGTTGGACCTTCATAGTAGCCAGCGAAATAAGCATCGTCTAGACCCGAACCAGTAAACGTAGTACCAGCTTCGCCGATATTATCTCCGGAGTTTAGGTAAACAAAAGAATCGGCGATCGCGAGGTTGTTCTGAGAAACGAGCGATTGCGTTCCGTTTACAATTAGGTCTCCGTCGACAGTAAGAGAACCGTCTACATGCTGATTACCCGTAACACGCAACTGTTCGAACGCATGCTCTTGGACGTGAACATAAAGGTAACCGTTAGTGGCGTCCGATACAACGCAGGTTCCAATGTCTGTTGGGTAGTATGGATAAGTCGGTGCGTCATTTTGTAACATACCAGTCGGTGATACATGAACTCGAGCACCTGCGGTTAGGCTAGAAGTGTCGATACCAGAAACCAAACCACGAGTAGTTACCACGCCGGAAGTGTTATTAGGTATATCGTGAGTTGCTAGACCGATACAGTGCGAGTGTAATTCTGTAGTAGCATCAGAAGGAGCAACTGTAGGAGTTTCCCCAAAGGCACCTGTAATGTATACAGGAGTACCGTTAGCGATCGTAGAGCCTGTGTTGTTATATACCCGAACCCACTCTTCTAGACCAATCTGTAGCGATACGTCAGGAATATCCGTACGATAAGAAAGTGCTTTATACTCATCGTGGTAATATAAACGACCTTCAGCATAAGGAGTCGTTTCTGACCCACGGAAATCCATGTAATCTACTGTAGGAGTAGACGTGTCTGACCAAGTGTCTGTTGACGTATTGTATTGTAAAAGGTTTTTATCACCAATATTACCATGCGTGAGGTCGACGTCACATAGCTCGTGAAGGTCTAGCGACCAAGAAGGACGCACAAATAGTGAACCTTCTTCTTGATGGCTACGAGTAACCGCAGCCATTGTAATTGTATGATTAGGTGCAGAAGGCGGAGTTTCAGTCAGAATACCAGGAGAAGAGGTATCTAAGTAAAGAATAGTTCCTTCGGCATAAGCAGAAGTATCAACGCTACGAACATTACCGAATGCAGTGATATATCCGTATTCATTATTCAACATCGAGGTGGTTGCCAAACCAATAATCCATTTCGGATTAAATCCTTCAACATTCACGTCAGCTCGTGTGAATAAGATGTGGTCGCCCTGCGCACCAGCAAACATAACTGGTTGACCGTTAGAAATAGATCCAACCGCCTTACCATAAATATGTTGTTCTTGTCCGACCTGTAAAGTTACGCCATCGTATGCTAAGTCAACCGTCCCGTCTGTATCGTTCCATGAGAGGATAGCTCCTTGGCTTGCGGAGTGGTCGCCGAGTTCTATCGAGGGAACTGTAATTCGGTTAGTGCTGCTTGCACCACGATCCGTTACAGTTTGTAATGTATCGGATTCGACTTGAAGGTAGCGCTGATCTAACGTGGAATAATTTACAGAGAGAGGTGAAGCAACTGTACCCAAACCAGAAAGAGTGGTATCATGAGTTACAGTAGAGATGTGGTTCTCGTCTTCGAGAGCTTTAATTGCTTCGTCTAAATCGGCAATAACCGCTGACAAAGCTGATTCTGAAGAGTAGTTTAAATTAGTGGTGTTTACAAGAAGGTTATCTTCTGTAACTTGAATGACGGTGTTTAGGATCTCGCCCGTTCCGTCATCGCTCTTAAAGAATATCTTACCATCATAAGTGTTGATGGCAATCTCGCCGAACTGTAAGCTGCTTAAGAGCGGTTCTTTATTCTGTACGGCAGAACGCTTGTGGATAATATTAGTTGACATAGGTAATGACCTTTACAAATTAAATGTAATCAAAAAAATGGGGAGATAAAGATCTCCCCATTTGCGTCTTTATCAATACTATTTATACTTAGAAAGTACCGCCTTCAATAGTAGTGATGACAACGTGACCAGAGTTAACCGCAAACTGTTCAGAAGCGAATGTAGCAGCACCTCTAGCAGAAGCATTATCAACGGCTGGAGTGTAATCGACTACAGCATCACCAGTATCAACGATATCAGAAGTAGCAACCGCAGTGGCAGGGTCTACATCGATTTCGATAGCACCATCGGTGTTAGTGATAGTTACAGAATCGCCTTCCGTAAGGGTAGCGAGTTCCATATCACCGTTAGTGCTGTTTCCAATAAGAAGCTGACCAGCTTCAGGCGCAACACCGTCAACAGAGACGATAGAACCATCTAGTTTAAGGTCGTTGAATTTAGCGTCGGAAACAGCGCCATTAATGGCGAAGGTGAAGTTGTTATCAGATCCACGATCCCAACCAAAGAAACCAACTTTCTCGGTAGTGCCACCGTCGTCAGTATACTTTAATTCGATACCACGGTTTAGACTATCGTTTGCCGAAGCGTCGCCGAGTAACAAAATAGGATCGGCAATTTCAACAACAGTAGAGTTAACAGTAGTAGTCGTACCAGTAACCTGAAGGTTACCACGGATAATCAGCTCACCGCCGTTATCGCCAGCTGCAGGGGCAGGGTCGATAACCATAGCGCCAGCTGCTGAGTTACCAGTAGCACTGATTGTAGAACCATTGATGTTAATTTCGTTAGAGTCTAAGCTAATGTCGTCAACAGAGATTCCGCCATTAACAGTAAGACCGAGACCTTCCTGCGCTTGGATACCAGTTGAAGAAATCGTTAAGCGTGACTCGCCTGCCGAGTAGAAACGTAGGGTATCGTCGTCCGGACCTTCTTCTGCAATAATGTAAGTGTCTTGGTCGATGTCGACGACTCCACCAAGACCCGTCCAGTTACCAGAAACAGTACCTTCAAAACGATTAGAAGTTTCGTTGTATCGAATTACGCCATTAGGAATATAGTCTGCAGAAGGACGGGTTCCAAGAGTACCCGAAGCAACTTTAAAACCTTGGTCAGAATCAACAGATACTAGACCAGTTCCAGCTGGAGATAATACGATCGCTCCATTAGTATTGGTAGCAGAGATTGTATTCCCTGTGATTGCGATGTTACCAATATTAATTTGAGAAGAAAGGTTAACTGGAGAAGCGAATACAATCGACCCAGTTCCATTTGCTTGCAGGGTTAGGTTACCGTTGGGGTCGGTGATAGAGATAGTTTTCCCGTCGAATTTTAAGTCGTCGACGAAGAATTGATCGATCTTTGAATCGTTATCTACAATCAGACCAGAACCAGCGGTTAGCGTTCCTGGAGTATGATCAAGCATGTCGGTGAAGTATTTACCACCAACAACTTGCGGGATAATGGTACCAGCTTGGTCAGCACCAATGTATAGTTTGCCCCCGCCAACGTAGGAATACGCTGGTTCGGCGACCTGCAACGAATCATCAGCAGGTTGAGCTGTGACCGTCGAGTATTTTAGCTTAATTACGGTTGACATTAAAAAGCACCTCCGATGATTTTAGTATTTTGGTTGTCGACCTCTTGCTTTGTTTCGAACATATTCGTGTAAGCATTATATATCAAGATGGCTCCATCCCCCAGTAACCGAGTATCGACATCAACTAGATCTACCAGTTTAGAAGTCGGTACAATAGCAACTGACCTTGCCTGAATGTTATCTTGAGTACCAAGTTTTCCTTTTAGCGCCATGGTTACCTCGTCACTGAAGGGGTTATTTCAAGTTGCCCTTCGATAACTCGAGTGACAGTGCCGCCAGAGCTTACAACTTCAACGTCGTAAACATATCGACCAGCTTTCATAGCAGAAGTGGTTGAATTAGGTAATCTAATTCCAATCAGACCCTTTGTTGGGGATTCGATGGATGTAACAAATTCATAGTTCGTCAAAGAACTGTAGGTCTTTCTAACGTGCCCTCTGGCTGTGAAACCAGTGAGGTCGGCAACGTCACCCAAAGCGTTTTCCACAGTCACCGACGAGCTATAGTCAGATCCTTGGTCAACGGTTATGTTAGCGTATATAGCCATAAATTCCTCAGTCCTTTACTACTTATTTATAGCTTTTAGTTCTTCGACTTCAGCCTTCAATTCTTTAATGGCTTCGATTAGGAGACCGACCATGTTACCATAAGCAACGTGTAGGGTTCCGTCTTCGCCTTCAGAAACAGCTTCTGGTAGAACTTCTTGAACTTCTTGAGCGATGACACCAGTACGTTTGTCTTCAAACCCTTCTTTGATATAAGTGTAACCGCCAAGCTGATTAACTTTATCCAGAGCGTCGGCAATAGGTTCAATCTCAGACTTCAGTTTTCTATCAGAAGATTCTACCAAAGTACCGAGCATGGTGATGTCGCCATTTGCTCCAAGGTAGATACCAACTGTCCCTGCTGGTTTTGTGATATTAATACCAGAAGCACCCAACTGGAAATTAAGTTTACCAGAAGTAGTATCAGCGTCACCGTAAATGTAGTTATCGAAACCGTATCCTGTACCAGAGAAGATGTTAATAGCTGCGCCATCTTCAATATGCATGGCTTGCTCTTGACCAGTGGTCGCACCGTTACCGCTCAGCTTTATAAAGTTCGCTTTTGCGGAACCGTTGATAAAGTTATAAGCCCAAGACGAGCTAATCGATTCGGTCGTTGCTCCAGAAGTCGGGGTAGTGTCGATCGGACGCCAAGTGTTCGTGTCAGTATCAACCCAAGGAACGTTTACATAAGCCTTGCCGTTAGTATCTAACTCAACAGGGTAATTCTTTGCATTTTCTGTATATCCGATCTTAACAAGACCAAGAGTAGTCGAGGTTGCCTTAGAATACGTTGTATTGGTGTCGGTGTCAGACCAAGGAACGTTTACATAAGCCTTGCCGTTAGTATCTAACTCAACAGGGTAATTCTTTCCGGACTCTGCATAACCAATCTTAATGAGACCGAGAGCAGTAGATGTTGCCGTAGAGTATGTTGTGTCGGTGGAAGCAATAGTAAGTTTGCTATCGCTGTTACGAGTTACCGTAACGTTAGTTCCGCCAGCGATTTCGATATCGTCAGTTGTAGAATCCGAACCAGATAAGCGAATCTTAGTGGTAGAAGATGGAACAGAAACTGAATAAGTTGTGTTAGCGTCTTCAGTAACCGCTACAGCCCAAGAAGGTACGCCGTTTACGAGTTTAAGGTAATGACCGTTTGTACCAGCCGATAGTTTAGAAAGAACGTTTGCGCCAGAAGCGTAAAGGATATCGCCCTTAGCATAACTGCTTTGTCCCGTGCCGCCGTATTCGTCAGCAATAACAGTCGCCTTCCATACGCCAGTCGTGATACCAGTTTCGTCGATGATAACCCTATTACCCAAAGTCTGAGTCGTCGAACCAGAAGTAGCTAACGGAGAAGTCTGGAAAATAATGCGACCAGGATCTCCAGTACCAGTACCTTTACCAGCCTTGATGTAAACATCGCCGCCAGCTTTATTAGAACCAAGCGCTGTTCCAGCTTCTAGGGTTGCGTCTGGACCAACGCCAGTATCAGCAGCACCAGACAAAGTCAATTTGGAAGGATATGCTCCGGAGCCACCGCCTTGACCAGAAGAGATGTTTACGTTACCGCCAGTTCCTTTGTATTGACCGCCGTAACCAGCGAATAGGTTAATACTACCGCCGTTACCTCCAGTTGTCGATTCTGCGGAACCGTTACCACCTTGTATTTGAACGGCTTTACCTGCAGCTCCAGCAGTTGCAGCCGCACTCCATCCGGAAATGACCAAAGTATCGTTACCAGAAGACTGGATGGCACGGGTTTTAATTCCGAAAACCGATAGATCGCCAACAGAGCCGTTTAGTTTTAGGTCAGCAAGGGTATAGGTGCTCGCTCCGCTTGTGGTAGTGAACTTAAAGTATTCATTACCGTTATCGGCAGTGTTAAACTCTAGGTAACTATCGGTGTCGCTGTCAGCAGTGTTATGGAATTTGATGAATGCGCCATCGGTATTACGAGACCAAACAATACCTTCTACGTCGTCCGAGAAAGTAATGTTTCCAGTCATCGTACCGCCAGTCAGCTGTAGATAACGGTTATCTAGGTTTGCGTCGGTTGACGAAATCGCAGTAACGTGACCATACGTATCGAACGTTAGCGAAAGGTCTTGAATGACAGTTCCGCCAGAGTTGTCGTTAGAATGGTTGGCTACAGAAGAGGTATCAGCGTGGGCAAATTTGATAATATCTTTTCCGGAGTCAGAATCGACGGCTAGGGTAATACCGCCATTCTCTCGCAAGATAAGAGTGTCGTCAAATGCGTCTGCTGTTACAGTTCCTCTAACAGTACCGTTACTTTGTTGCCCCTGAACCTTTAAGAAGGTGTTTGGCTTAACGTCGAATGTAACGTCAGCTACAGTAGTTCCTCGGGTAGTCAAAGTAACAGAACCCGTGGTAGCGTTGTATGAACCAGCAGTGATTAACTCGTTGTTAAGGTTGGAAAAGTTATTATCAACCTCTAAGTTTGTTAAAGCGAGTGCTTGTTCTGTTCTTAGTTTTAACGTTGCCATCAATTATACCCTTTTAAGTAACTCTTGAAGAAGCCCTTTGACTTCATCTAATTCTTGCTTAACATTATTTATATCTGAAATAGCAGAGTCAAGTTTTGCTTCTTTCTCTTTCGCCTTTCTGGCTGCGGTTATAGCTTGATTGTAGGCAGTTGTATTGGTATTAATCACTGCGCCCGAAGAGACATCCCGAGCTAAGTCGGGATGCCCTTCTACTGGCTTAATAGTAAGATTGTTATCCATATCACAGAGCCAAAGCGATTGCTCGGAGGTCTTTGATCTTAGGAACTTCAGTAATAGAAGTACCGTTCATCTTGATCTTAATTGCGAATGCGATAAACTCAGAAATGTTATCTTGAGTGTATTCGTATTCGCGATAAGAGAACCTATCCGAGACGGCAGGTACAGGAATATCTGGACTGCCATTACCGTTAAAGTAAGACCAACCGATTTCATCAAAATCGTTAGAGTCATCTGAACGAAGAACTTTATACATCACTTCAATCTCAGCAGATGGGTTTCTAACCGCATCCAAGATTACTTTGATAGAGGTTGCGGGGTTCTTCAACTGAACACGCTTCGTGATGTAAATAGCTTCGCCAGAATCGCCGTCCGGATCAGTTGGTGGGTTGTACTCAAGAGCACCCGTATCTTCTGAACCCTTAATGTAGTCGATTCGGTTAGCATAAGTTGTCATTGACTTTCTTTCTAGGTCGACAATTGGAGACAAGTTGTCAACCGTAGAATTCATCTCAAAAGTAACTTTCATCGACTTTAAGCCAGAGTTATTAGCAAACTCGTTAGGTCCAGAAGCGATCATACCAGCACGACGAGTCGCGATACGCTCAACCAACTCGGTTGTAGTTTCCCCGTAGTTTCCGAACGAAACTTCAGTACCAGAAGGAGAAGTACCATTCAAGAAATCGACCTTAGTCCTAACTTCGGTTCCTGGGAAAGTAACTACTGGAACCATCAACTGATAGTCGTTAATCAAAGCATTATGAGAAGCAACAACTTCAGAACCACCAATCGAATCGGTTATATCAGCAGCCCATTCGTCACCAATATCAATGACATAGCTGTCAATTGTAGCCTTTGTCACCTTATGAGGAACGTTGTTAACGAGGTCTAACTTTAGGTTACCCAATTCATAGAACTCGATATAAGCGCCCATAGGATGAGAAGCAGTAATTGTAGAGGTTACGTTTACAGTGTATACATTACCAGATACCGAAACCGTTCCTTTAATAACCATATCATCCGCCTCAACGTCAACGTTAGTTCGGATAATGAAGGTTCTTTCTACACCCGTATCAGTCGGGAAGCCTGCCTCAATAGCACCATCGATTACGAAACTGTTGGTTCCGACTTCGAGGATTTCTGTCAGTCGACCAGCCATACCAGTCTTAACTCCATCAATAACAACTACGTTGCCAGTTGATTGAGAAGTGTCGTACATTCCGTGGTCGTCGTGGTTAACAAGGATCTCTGATGAACCTTCTGTAATCTCAAGAGGGTTCGCTCCAAGTTTAGCCATAGGAATCTCTGAGTTTTGAAGCTCAATAATTCCGTTCTTAGAGGTATCGAATTGCGCACGATATACGGTAAACTTGAGATCCTCATAGTCGTATGCAGTCCAAGTAGAGTTGTTCTGCGACTTAAAGAGAACACCCAAGTAAGGTTGTTCAGATACTGTACGGTTTCCGAGAACATCTTTCTCGCCCATACGTGAGATCCACGCCAGATACTTCTGAGAGTCTGTCATCAGTACGATACAAAGTTCCACGTTTTCTTTAACGAAAACTGGCGCATCAAACTCAAAGTAGGTTGGAACAGAACCGTCTTCCGAAGTGGAAACATCTTCTGCCTGTAGGGTCTTAGAACCGAACGGGATAACCTTACGAGTAGGAACACCGTTTTCCATCTCACGTAGCTGACAAGTTACTGGGATGAAATCGTCTTTGGTAGCAAAGAACACGTCAATACCAGTAATAAACTCACCGCCAGGAGTAGAAGGCATGATAGACTGAGCCAGTGGATCCCACCAACCCGTTACTTCTTCACCAAGGTCTCGCTGACGAGTAACAGTAGTTTCTTGCGTAACTTCCCTTGTAGACAACACACCGTTACGAGTAGCAGTAAAGGTTTCTTGCATAGAGCGGAGAATACCTTTAGCAGTATACGGTGCTTGCGCAAACGTTTCTACGGCTTCGTCGCCGTTTTGCGGGTCGGAAGTTAATCGGAATAAACGCTCGCCAGTTTCAAATATTGGGTTACCAGCAATGTTCGGATCCGGAATCTCAAAGATACCCGAAACGAAACCGCCAGCATCAGTAACGAGAGCGTCACCAGACTGTGTTCCAGGAGCAGCAAATCGCTCCAAGTTATTATCCGGAACTTCAGCAGTTCTGACACCGCCACGAACCATAAGGTCTACGCCACATTCGCCTTTTTTGTAGTCGCCGACCAAAGCCTCTGACCAGATTTCGTGGTCAGAACGATAGTTAATACCATCGATAACCCAAGTTCCCTTATCAGAGTCGTATCGCTTACCACCGTTAATAAGCTGGTCAACTTTCTTCATGTTGTACGCAGCGATAACTTCGGAGTGATCAACGTTAGAAATTAGAGCATTCTCAATGTTCCATTCGTAAACGTCTTCAGCAGCAACTCCAGGTGGGTTGAAGTTATAGTTCTCGTCATAGAAGGTAATCTCAGAGATCTGGAAAGATGCTAAAGCACCGTTACCATTTCTATCATAGAAACGGAATCGGAATATACCCTGACCGAACTGGTTTGGCTTCAATGGAGCATCCGTAAAGTCAAACTGCGCAATAGAGCGGTTGGTTGTTCTAGTTACGGAACGAGCATAGAAAGCGTTAGAAGCTTGGTTAGCCTCAGAGTCTACTCCCCACGAGTTGTTAACACCAAGCTCTAAGGTTGGGTGAGCGTGAGTTGTAGTTAAAGAAACCCAGTTGCCAGAAGCGTCCATGTACTGCATGTAGTTACGACCAGAACTAGCAGAAGTTCTATGTAAGCGTACAGTATTAGATTCAATCCAGCGCCATCCTTTATCACCAGTAAACGAAGTGAATCGGTAGTTGCTATTCAGAACAATCCGGTAGAAACGACCATCTTCTGTAACAGAAGCAAAGGCATCAGGGAATTCGTTAACAACTGCTCGAATGATACCGTCGTTCTTACCATTCCAGCGAGTGGAGAATCCGTGGTTGTGAATAGAGAACTTCTTAATAACCTCTACACCAGAGTTCCAAGACGCTGGTCGCTTAGGATCGTAAGTACGAGCCATAACGATATCGATTTCTTTGTTACTGTTGTTATCGTAGTGTACTTCGATAACCTTGATTCTTTCCCAGTCTTGAGAGATAGGAACAGTTGTCTCTACGCCTTCCTTAGAGATCAAAGAACCAGAGGTCGGAGTTACATAAGCACCAACATTAACCTTATCGAAGAAAGGATACACTCGTGTAAATGGTTTCAAGCCACGACCTTCGAAAAGAACATCGCGAGAACGAATGTACGGAATCAACGCCTCAGCAACTACACGATCACCCTCAGAGTTTACGTCAATTTGCTCGACTACGGTTGTTTCCATACCAGTACGAGTTTGTACACCCACTTCGTCAGCAGTTGTACGAGTCAAAACTGCACGACCACGTGGCTGACCCAAGTTAATGAATCGATTTTCCCTACGAGTAGTGGTTTGAGTGTTTTGTAGAACGCCAGTCCACTCAGTTATAGGGGCGTTCCAAACAGTACCAATAGCATTCTTGTTATCAGCAAGTACAGTATTGAAGTTACCCTCAACGTTATTAACGATATCTGGTAAACGCTCGATTTCAAACCATTCGTCAGCAGAAGGTTCTAGCTTTAGAGAACCTGCCCATGAGAAATTCAACACAGGGTTGAGGTTTTCTACACGAGTAGCATATGGCTGTTCGATAGATTCTACAGCTTCATATGGAAGCAGGGCAATATTATCTGAAACAGTATAATGCTTATCGAGTCTATCTTCGGGTGTTGTGGAAACTTCTTCAAGAGCAATATTCTTCATCTTATACTTCGGACGAAGTACACGCTCTGTCATATCAATCGCACAACGGTAATCACGGTTGAGAACGTCGCCAGTCTTATGACCACCGAAGTTATCTACCAAGAAGCCAGACTTGAATCGATCTAAACCGTTAGCGTCCTTGATCTGAAGGACTTCGGCGCTCTTCTCAAGTAAAGAAAGAGAAGTGTAGTATTCAATGTTATTGATACGACGCTCTAACTTACCGATATCTTTCATCGTGTATCGACGCTGCATACTCTTAGTAACATCAACGTCCTCAACGTTCAATACGTATGGAGGCATATCGATATTAGCTAGTCGCATCGCATTGTCAATATCTTCTGGGACTTTAGGGTCTTCAGAAGGAATACCATGGATAACAATCAGCTCGCCTTTGGTGGTCATGAAGACTGCGTCATTTCGACCAAGGTAGAAGCTGTAATTGTAGTTAATCGAAGAGTTATCTACCGGAGTGTCTGCTCTAGAAGCACCATCTCCCGAGTATTTACGACTTTCGAAGTCAAACGAAGGTCCAGTAACGATACGAGCACCATTCAAACCAGAGGAAGTGCTGAAAGTATATTGAATATTCGCTACACGAGGACGGAAGTCAATACTAGAGCGAAGGTCATAACGACCAGAAGGACTACGAACTTCGGGGTCTACACGAGTAGCCGAGTAAGTGGGGATGTCCTTATATTCGATACTAGAGTACGAGTCAACCGTAAAGAAGTCACCAGAAGAGTGTTCAAAGTAGTCGAACACAACAGCCAATTGACCTTTAGGAATACGAGCTTTTACTTTACGAGTAATCTTTGATACATCGTAGAAGTTATCACGTTGCCCAGTATCTAGCAAGAAGTCTTTACTTACATCAACACTACCAGCCGCAACCAAAACAACTTCTGAAGTCGCTCCGGAATCAAATCCAGTAATAGTCTCGCCGACCTGGAAGTTGATAGCGTTTTGGCTAACATACCGAATCGGAGAAACAGAGTCAACGATAATACCAGTTGCGCCAGATGTACCGCCACGAATAATCTCACCCTTACTGAAAGTACCAGAGGTGTTATTCAAGGTTAGGGTCGGAATAGCAGGAGCTTCGCTAATAGAATTAGAAGCATATACCGCTAGAATCTTAGTAGCATCAGCAACGCCAAGAGAGATATCTCGGTGATGAGAAGAAGTTCCGTAAATTATCTCGCCAGAGGTGTCACTCGATTTGTTCAGAACCTGTACGATAGAACAAGGTCTAAACAACTTAGCTTTAGCAGCTTGATTACTCTTGTTAATCGTAGCAAGGACTTTAACAGTAGCACCGTTTCCGAAGATAGTGGGCGAAGCAATCGTAATCTGAGAACCAGACGACGTAGTAGAAACTTCGTCGGATTCTACGTTAACAACTTGTCCAACTAAACCACTTCCGCCTGTACCTTCCTTAACGATGGTTACGGTAAACGTGTCGTTATCTAAGCCAACAAAAGATTGACCAGAGCCAGCGTTAATAATAACCTGTCCTGATTGGTTGGAGTCGGCTACAAACTGACGGTAAACACGAGTCACGTCTACGCTATCAACGCTCCGAGTAAAGTCTTTCTCGAACCGACGAAGAAGTAAGTTCTTCTCTTGCTCGTTAATAAGAGCACGGAGTCGATAGATAGTGATAGAAGTTCGTGCGTTTGATACCGCCGACTGAAGGGTGATTTCGTTATTACTTACGATACTAACATATCGAATTTCAGAAGCACCGCCCGAACCAGTAGGAAGCAGTAACGCATCGCCAACTTTAACTTCGTCCGAGAAGAATGCGTTCAAACCAGTAATCGTGTTACCAGAAACGTTAGCAGAACCAGTTAGCTGGAAAGAACCTTCTAGCTGTAAGTCAGCAGAGAAGTTATAGTCTTCTCCTGTCAGACCCTGAGTAGTTCCTTCAGAGTAGACCTGTTTAACGTTTTCTAAAGCATAGTTAATTACAGTTTCTTCCTGACCAGAAGATAATGCGGTAGCGAAAACAGATTGATAGTTATCAGCAGCCACACGAAGGTCTTCTCCTGGGCGGAAAGTACCTACAACTGAAGTTAACAATAAACGTTGGTTCGAAGGATCGGTCGTCTTATGTAAGTATCCGAATGCTCTGGATTCATCGCCACGAACCATAGTTCCCTGTAAGTGAGTGCTGACAGCTGGGTCCTCGAACACGGATGTGGTTACGATTTCAGTAAACATCTTGATGTCAAACAGGTATAACCTGAATGAAGCATCAGAACCAAAAACATCTACAGCACCACCTTGGTTAGCGTTTTCCAATTCAAACGCACGTGCACGAGCCACACCAATAGGAGCTCCGGATGCTTCACCAGGAGTTGTAGTAGCTTCGTCGTATAAGAGAACGTCTTTAAACGCCGACAAATCAGTTGAAGGCGAAGAAGTTTCGGGCGAGCCGAATACATTATTTACACGAACATAGTTGCCCAGCTCCATATTAATAGAAGCGTTTTCTTGAACTTGGAATTCCCTTGGTTTAGGGATATCAATAAATGCGGGTTGATTCAACGTCACTTCATAACCACGAACATACGCTTTACCAGCAGAAAGCTGAAGAGTCATAAAGTCGTCAGAAGGATCGTTACCATCATCGGTGGTAATACCTTCAAAGTAAACACCGTTGTTAAGACCGTCATTAAGCGTTTCTTTGATTTTCATCTGGAACGATTTAATGACATAATCGCCAGATTCATCGTATGTGCGACGAGCTAGGTTAGTTTCTAATTCGGAGTACTCAGAAGTCTTAACCTTGGCTCCCAAGAAGCCATTACGGATACGCTCGAGCTCGATAAAGTTTTCGTCTTCCTCATCTTCCTCGTCGCGAGTTTCTAGGCGTAACTCAATTCGAAGTCGATCGGCACCACGGGCAGAAAAGTTAGGAGCATTCTGGGCTGTATCTAGTAGGCTTTGGTCGTCGTCAGCATCAACGACAGATTCGTAAATGCCAAGACCAACACGAACAGAAGGAGTGTTAGTATATTTGCTTAGAATGATACGCTGAGAAGGAACGAGTACAAAGTGACCATTTACAAAGTAAACGCCACGTTCCATCGAAGCCGAAGCACCGATAGCAGTACCGTTAGTAGACATTACCTGAGCGATCGTAGATCCTGGGGCAATACCATTAACAACTGAATCAACGGCGATAAGTTTCTCGTCGTTAGCAAAGGTTGAACTTACACGGTCGTCGCCAGTTGAAGTGTAAGTGACGTAAAGGGTATGTGGGTCTTCAGCAGTTGCCTCAGTAACCATTACCACACGAGCAGTAACACCAGATGTTTGTCCGCGAACCTCTAGATCAACGAACTGATCTAGATAATCACCAACTAACTGGTTGCCAGCTCCTGGCTGTAGTCTGACGGCATAGAATTTGTTTGTGAAACCAAACTCACCACCTGTTACACGTGCGCCTTCTTTAAAGATATGACTACCATGACGATCGATCTGCTTTTGGATGATCGTCTGTAACTGGGTCAATTCACGTGCTTGAACCGAGACTCCAGGCTTGAAGAGGATTCGGTAAAAACCTTTATCCTCATCATAATCGTCATAATACGGCTCAGTATTAAAATTAATCGCCATTTATGTTTTCTCCGATGTACCGTTGATTAGCTTTCCTAACCTTATTTAGCCGTTAAAATTTAATGTATGTACGAACGTTCACGATTTGTTCTGATGATTTACGGAATGGTGTGCGGTTATTAATGAACACCATGGAACCAGAGAACTTATCGAATTCCGGATCTACTATATTAGAAGTATCGGAAGTTAGGTTTAACAAAGGAGATCCTTCATCATCAACGTAGGTATCACCATATTCTGGTATAAAGTTGTCATAAGATTGAACAAGTAGTCTAGCGCCAATAGTTACACCAGCGTCCTGATAATCTCCAGACTGAACAATGTATAACGAGTCTCCAGTTTGTTGGTTGTATATGATCTGGTCTTGTACAAAGTCGTTGGCATTTAGCCCTTCGACTTCTAGCACGTGACAAGCAGATGCATAATCAGAAACAACCTTTTGACGAAGCTCGCCTTCTTTCGGGAATTTGTCTGGGTCTAATATCATGCCCGACTGACGATAATCATTATCAAGTAAGAATCCCTGATTGATTTCGTCTAGAGTTGAAATCTGGAAAGAAAGAATATCAGCAAAAGATTCATTTACCAAGTCACGACCATGACCGCCTGTTGGCGAGATAATCACATATGCCGATGCGCCAGAACCAGTACTAGAAATAATTCTAGCAGTAGCCACGGTATATCCACGACCACGTTTGATAAGGTTAATCCCTACAATAGCTCCTTGGTCGATAACGACTGATGCCGAAGCTTCTAATCCGTTACCTTCAATCTCTACTGTTGCGTCCTGATATCCAGAACCGCCGTCTGTTACATATATGTAGCTTAGTTCTCCAGATACTGCTGCAAGCTGAACTTCAGCCTGAGGAGCTTCTAAGTCACCGTAATCCAATGCCAACGCAATTTCAGCACCAGCACCCTGAGGTTGATCGGGGTCTGGCGTTATAACCTGAACAGAAGCAGTTGAGTAACTGTTTCCTGGGTTAACAACGTCAACGTAGGCAATCTGACCGTTCTCATCAACAATTGGGTTCAATGCTGCTCCGGATCCGTCGCCAGTAATGTAACATGAGACATTACTTTGAACGTATCCAGAGCCAGGATTGATAATAATTGGAGATAGACCAGCAGAAAAGTATCGCTCTTCTACGGTGTTTGATATAGGTAGATACTCTGGAGTTAAGAACTTAGACCGTTGAATCTGATCAACAGTGTCCATGTATTTCCAGATATATCCATCGTCAAATGTTAAATAACCAGTAGATTTACCAGTCGGTTTAACGGTTGATGGTGCGCCATAATTATTAGATATGCACTTGTAGATGTTAAATTCGTCTGTTAGAACAAACATATTAGCATCGGCAATATCCGTAGCACCAGAAGGGGCTGGGAACTGCGACGAATATCTATCATCATACATATCGTATACAGTACCCGAAGCCCAGTCTTGACGTTCGATTGCGAAAGAAACGTCAGCAGCACTGATATTTTTCATACCAATGATGTCCGACCGAGTTTGGAACTCGTAGTCGCGAGACGCAAGAGGAGTAGGGGCAGCGTTGTCAAGGGAATCCCATGGCAACGCTTTACCTAGAAAGAAGTACGCACGAGTCGTACGACTACGGATTCCTCTATAAACGATCTGCGCAACGTTCGTGTGTATATCGTTCTTGAGTACTGTTGGCATCTTATCACCTATCTCTTATTAGCTAATTGTAACAGCCCAAGTGATAGTGATAGTATCGCCAGCTTCTTTAGTTACGACAGGGAATACTGTACGGCAAAGCATAGTACCACCGGATGAAGCATTGAAAATACCTGCTTCTTTAACAGTACCAGTACCTTCTCCTGGCTCGAACGTAGCAACATAAGTTACAGTGTTACCAGATACAGAAGTAGAGGTCAATGGTTGACGTCCAACAGGTAGAGTAGCACCCAAAGTTGAGTCAGCCAACTGAGGAGTTGCCAAGTCAGAACCAATTGCCATGTGAGACATTTGGTTTGGTGAATTTACATCGTACATACGTGCCGCAATCCAGTCAAGACCGTCTTGAACAACAAGGTTTGGTACGATAAAGCTGTCTACAACCGCTCCTTGTGAGTTCTTACGCTCAACAGAAAGGCGACCAGTAGCCTTTAGGGTTTCGAGTTTGTTCATTTAAATATCTCCAATTAAATGATGATTAGTTTGTGAAAGTATAATTAGTGTCTGTAAACGAGTAATCTTCAGGCGTAGCGAAATAATCGTAAGCATAAAGAGAACGGTGTACAAAGCCCCCAGTAGCAACTGCTGTAGCTGGAGTGTTCACGGTTTTATTTATAGCCAAAATATTATCGTCGTCTACGCCGACCAAAGCGGTATCGTCCTCAACCCGTACCATATCGGTGGGATATTTAAAGACATGATTGACCGGAAGGTCGGTAGGTCTAACGAAGTGGTTTTCGTTGGCTATCTTTGGGTCAGAATATAACTCATATATATTAATCCCCAACGCAAACTTAATACTGCTGTCGTCTGTTTGCGCTACATCCGGAATTTCTCCTTTGATTATATCTCTAGGAAGATATTCCGATGTTACTACCGTATCCAAATTAGACTTAATAAAGTCGTAAAAAGGATACGAATCAGTTGCTATTGACTCATCTGTTTTAGGTTTGAACAGATGATAATCGTCATTGTCTGTGTTTAATGTACGATCGGTTTTAGGCTTTTCAAGGTGGTACGTTTCTTTCTGAGAAACCGCCTGTGACTCTTCGAATAGTACCTTGATGAACGAATAAACCTCATCATCTTCATTGGTAGTAATATCGTACAGTGGCTTATATAGATGCCAAGTTTCTTTAAGGTTATCGGCAACTGGGAAGTCTTTCGTTGAGTCCGAATCCTTATAAAGGTGGTACGTCTCTTTTAATGCTTCCGCAATTTGGATTTCGTGGTAGTCGTCTACAGTTAAATCTTTCTCAAAATACCAAACGTCGTCGGTGTTTGATTGTACGTCCGTTACGTCATATTTCGGCTTCTCAAGGTGATACACCTCTTGTAGAGAAGTGATAACTGTCGAGTCCGTAGGATCTTCTACACGAGGCAGATCCTTGATAAGATGCCAGTCGTCGTTATCCTTTTGCGGAATATCCGTTAAGTCAAGGAATAGCCTGTTGTTAAACGCAGCATATGCCTCGTCGATCGAAACTTCAATTTCGAAGAAGTCCGTAATCGTTTGTTCACCAAATACCTTCATACCAGCAGGGTGAACCGACTTCTTAACAATGTCCTCGAATACTTCGAACGCTACGCCAGTCTCGATAACATACGAGAATTGCTGATAGAAGTTATTATCTTGTAGCTTAATAATATCCGACAAGAAACCTTTTCGGTCAACATACGATGGTGAAGTTACACCAACCACCTCGGACTTAAATCCGATCGTCGCCACCGTTCCGCCAGGATTATTAGGCTCGATAAATGTCGTAAAGTAATCTGGGTAATTGTATCCAAACTCTTGAAATTTAAGTTTACGAATACCGCCATTACCGTCGACCTCTTGGACACGAACGACACCGCCTTTACCTGGACCAGAAAGTAATAATGGGTTATAGATAGAACCGATAAGGGGCTCTACGATAACTTCGTCAATCCAAGTAAGGTAGTCTGTTCCAATATCAATGCTTAAATCAGCATCTTTCCTTGGACCGATTTCAAAGGAAGGGTTAGAATAACCCGATCCGGAGTCAATAATATAAGAATCCGTTATCTTACCATCAACGATTCTTAGATTAATTTGAGCATCCGAACCAGTATGCCCGTCTTCAGTAATTGTTACTGTAGCGTTGTCTGCATAACCGTCAGCAAATTCTACTGAGAATTGTACAATAGAACCAGAAGAGTCTAATGAGTACGAGATCTGAGGATCTGTCCTATCAGCATTTAAGTTGATAGTAGCAGTTTCTTCTTTATAACCTTCACCCGAATTAACTACATTAATATTGTAAATAACCCCATCTTGAATAATAGGGATTAGTTCGGGTTCTTGAGTTACACGGTTAATAGAAACTCGAGCAGCAGTATAATCTAAGTATGTACCGCCTGAAGAAGGAGAAGCAGAACCGCCTTGATCGTAAATTGTAATGTCGTGAATAACACCGTCTATAGTATTAACACGTGTTACATTTGCTTCCTCAGTGGGCGTGCCAGCGTTATCCGTGATTGTTACGGTATCGGAGGCTTCAATAAAATTATACAAATGACCTGGATTAATAATATTAAAGCCAGTAATAACTCCATCTTCTACAATCGCCTCGATCTCTGCGTCGAGACCAGTGTTTGAATTTACAGTTACAGTAACGTCATTAGAATAGCCAGAACCGCCAGTTGCTAAGTCAAATCCAGTGATAACGCCATCGTGTACTACAACATCTCCGTCGAAGCCAGTACCGTCTGCTCCAATTAAGGAGATTGTTGAAAGGTTTTGATAGCCAGTACCACCGTAAGAAATATTAAAGTCAACGATTTGTCCGCCAGAAAATACTGGGTAAATCCTAGCGTTTCCTCGATAAGCATAAATACTAACTTCAGTAGAGTCTATGTCGTACTTAGTACCGATACGAGTCATATCGATGTCATCGATCTTACCGTCTACTAGGTTGAGTCGAGCAATAGAATCTGAATATGCCCCAGCAACCTTTCTACGATATCTACGCCAAACGTATGTGTATCGTGTTGGGTCGTAGATTTTAACAAAGGCAGCAGTTAGACCAAGCCCAGGATTCCGAATATCCAACGTAGTTAATACGCCATCCTGAATATTAGTTCGGATAGTCCCGTCTTTACCGTGTGGATCATCGATGACTGGATTTACGTCAGAATAACCGCCGACGAGGTATGGATAGTTAATTTTACCAATAGAACCCGAGTCAACTGGAATACCAGAAGCACGACGGAGTAAAATTTTAACGTCTTCGAGGTCTACCTTACCGTCGTTGTTAATATCCGCACGAACGAATCCAGGATAGTCTGGGTCTTCTTGTAATAAGAAATCGTGAAGCTGGTTACGAACCGCCTGTTGATAATTAGAAGCAAAGGCAATAATCAAGTATTCTAGTGCTTCGTCTAAGGTCTTACCATAACCACCATCTTCTTCAGGTAGCTGAATCGATTCGGGAAGAGGGAAGATTACGTCTTCAATGTAATCCTTCGCATCGGTATTCATTAAGTCGCGAGTTACAGGATCTACATATTCAGTAATGTAAATAAGATCTGAAGAGTCAATCGTACCGTCATTATCGATGTCGCCAAATAACCGACCAGAAATTTCAATCTTTTGATTGATATGATCGATCATCTCTTGAATAAGAGCTGCGTCGCCTTGTGCTTCTTGAGAAGCTGCCGTATTAAAACGAAGAACAATAAGCGCAACGGCAAACGATGGGGATAATGGGTTGTTAGGATAGCGGGAATTCCATTCGTCATAGAAGTCTTGCGCATATCCAGTACGAGTAGAATATCCACGGTATAAACGATAGAAGTAGTAGAAGTCCCACCAGTTAATTAAACCGCCAGCAGTAGCATCTGCGTATTTTTTACCAGTGTTTGGGTTGATCTCATTTAAAAGACCATAGATAAGTACGTCATCGCCACCGAACTGGAATGTATCCAGCTCAACCATCGCTTCTTTAATAGCATCCCAGTCAACCTGTAGGTTAGGGGCTGGGAATCCGTCGATTACTTCAGAAGATTCTTTTACAGTTCCGTCTGGTAATTCTTCACGAATGGTCTTTTTATTACCACGAATAATCGTAGTAGTTCTAATTGTTCCTCGGTCGGTTTCTTTCGTAGATACTTCAGTAATAGTACCGTCTGTCCGAACGTCAACATCTACATTTTCAACGTCAATAGAACGGTATAGAGATTGCGATGGGGTTCTACGACTTAACTTAGAAGGGATACCGATAACATCATTGTATGCGTTACCACGATCGTATGCTTTAACTTCGTATGTTTCACCAATACGGAATCCAGAACCAACTTCTTCAATACCATCTTTAATGGTATTAGACATAGAACGAATAAGTTTCAGCTTAACATCTAAGTATGTAATCTCAGAATCGGCAGCAAAAAAGCCCGAGAAAAACCTTGATGTATAGATTTGATAAACCCCGTCTGCAGGGTCTCTCAGTTCTACACGCTTAATTTCAACGTCGAACGTTTGAGTCGGAGTATCAGCAAAGGTTGTTTTAACCTCTACAAACTTACCGATCATATCAAACGGATTACCCTCCTGAACGACCGCCATAACAGAATATTCTGATAGCCAGTTACCATGAGAAGGCTGAAGGATTACCTCTTTGGGCAATCGGATAGAGACTTCTTCGCCGAAGATAATACGGAAAAGAACTTTTACCGAGTCTAACGAACCCTTGCCTGAATAGATCTGGGGAAGGTTAGAAAGAATGTTTGCTTTATTCGCATCACGGTTAAAAACAAAACCATAACCAAACTCTAGATACAAAACATCGAGGTAGTTATCGATTGATTGGTCTAGGTTACGTCGATGGAGTGCACGAGAAACGTTATCAGAAGGCATCCCATCCTGATTAAGAAACTCGTAATACTTCTGTAGGAACAGTACGAAATCCGCAGAGACATTCGCGATATCCTGCGGTATAAGTTCTGGTACTCTGTTTATCTCATTGTTTGCCATTAGTGTCTCGGGAACGTTTTATAGTTGCTTAGACCAGTGGAACCAAGAACGGAAACGGTATCTTGTTCAGCAGTCACCGTGATGTCGGCTTCGTAAATATTCACCAACTGGTTATATTTAGGCGCAATATCAAAGGAATCTGGCTTAACTGTGATACGAATTTTATTAGATAAGTCAAACTTGATATCCCGAAGATATACCTTACCACGAGAAGGATCTACCAATCCAACGTTAGAGTACTTTGGAATACGAATACCAGTCGAAACTTCATAAACGTAAATCTGACGATACCGCTCAATAGAATCGGAAACAGGGTCGTCAGCCAATCGGCAGAGCTTTCCTTCTAATCTAAACGGAGTAGAGGTGATCGTAGCTTCAGAGGAGTCCGAGATGTAAATATTATTCGAGAACGTCAACGTATAGTCGTTCGCCTTGAGAGGGTTCGGTCGGAACTCCTTATACATATTCAACTTGAACGAGGTATTAATAATCCCTGGATCAGAGTCGTCAATCATACTCGCTAGGTTAGAAGCACGTAGAATACCATCAAAACGGTTAAGGTGTTCATCGTTATATGTAATAATCTTTTGATATACCTTAGATTCTAGGTCGCCAAGAGTAGATTGCGTACGATTCAAATCATACTTGATCATTGCCTCGATTTCAATATTAGTATATTCGGCATCAAGAACTTCTGGCGTTACTGAACCAACGTTCTTACCCTTTAGGAATAGTTTAATAGATTCTTTAAAGGTTTCGGTGGCACGCTCTTGGTTCTTGAGTGCTGGCGCAATGAATACTTTACCATAAATCGGCGGATCGTTATCCTCGCCACCCCAAATAGAAACGTCTTGAATATCATCGAACTCTTGGAGTAAGAGTACACGGTAATCGTTAGCTGTTACAGCACGATCCTGCGTAGCAAAGTTAATCGGTGCGTTATAACGAATAGACTCGAGGTTTTCTTTCATCTCACCGCCATATGTAGAAGAATAACCTTCAGACATAGATACAGTAATAGATGAAAACCCGTCGATCGGCTCCGCAGTTGATAGCTTGCGAATGTTGTTAGCGTCCTTACCAGAAGTATCGATATATTCAATTTTTACGATAGAACCAGAAGGTGGCTTATATCCTAAGTAACCATCACCAAAGAAAACGTCATACCGACCAAAACGGTTTTCCGAACGGAAGTGAATCTTAGAGTTCGGTCCAACGTTATTGGCATTGGTGTAGTATGGGTATGTGTTATAAATTTGAGAGTCGGCGTTTTCGTAAATATTAACCGTAAGAGTTTCCATATCCACGATATCTGAAGGAATCTCATACTTAGGAAACTTCTTAACACCGTCAACACGGTACGAAATATTCCTCATCGATCCTTCATAGACTGGGATATTATAAAAACGATACGTATTATCTTCGAGCTTAACGGCAACTTTTGGCGTCAAGGAAATGAAGTTATATTCAATGTTGTTAATTTTACCAAGGAACTTATGCCCACGGCGGATGGTAATCGAGTTTGGGGAATTCTCATCACCACGAACAATTACATCGACTTGCACCTTAGAAGAGAGACGAGACTTAGGTGTATAGCCGATAAGTTGTGCGTGAGAAACAACATTGGATCTAACCTGTGCGGTATCCAAAAACGATTCGTTCATATTAAGGTGAGCCAGCATAGCATTATACTGACTGTTGTACGCCAATAGGTCGATAAGAACTGCCAGACCTGAACCTTCGAAATCGTAATCGGTAAATTCCTCTTGCCCTTCTAAAAAGGTTTTGAGGTCTGCCTTAATATTCTCAAAGTCTAACTTCGAGACGTCTGTTATTTTTGAATTTGCCATTTATCGTAGTCTCTCTAAATATACGTCGACGTCAGCCGTCTCCTGATTGTTGACAATAAGAACCTGAATAGTAATATAGTAAGCATTACGATCGGGGTCGTCTTGTATGTCGAGGTTTAATATCTTAACACGAGGCTCTTGCTCTCCGATAGAATATCGTATTTCATATTCCATCTGCGCCTTAGTAATAGGGTCGGCTGGCTCAAACAAGTATGCCTTTAGATTACACCCAAAGTTAGGATTAAATGGTCGTTCGCCTCGCCGAGTTAACAGAATGTTACGAATAGAGTTTTTAACAGCCTCTATATCTCGAACAGGTCTAATGTCACCATACGTCGGGTGTACTTTAAATTTCGTGTTGAGGTCACGGTACTCTGCGAGACCCTTAACCTGATAACGAACTTTTTGGACTTTATTGTCCGATAGCTTCTCTGTACTCATAGCTTTATTTATACCTATCCACCAGCAAAAACATTAGGAGATCCTGCCGCAACAGCAGTGCAATCTGATACCGCATCTCCAACTCGACCAGCACCTTTACTATTCACGAACACCGTCGAAGAACCTGCAGCAATGGGTGCAGAGTGACCAGGACAAGGAGCTCCTGGAAGTTTATGTCCAGTGTTAATATCACCTTGGCGTGACCAAGGGATGCCGTTTACAAATACGTTACCCGAACCTGCGGCTCTTACCATACCTGTACAGTGACCAACGTCTGCGTCACCAATTCTAGTTGCTGCTGGCATTACCTTTCTCCCTAGACATTAGTTCTTTTAAATACTCTGTATACTTTTCTATCTGCTCATGCTGTTCTGGCGTATGTGGTTCCGGAGGAAACTCAAACTCGCAACGAATAAGGGAATCGAAACTTGCAGGAATCGATTCATAACTTGAATAGTATTGTAAAATACCATTCTGTAGTATTGTAAATTCGCCCTTAATCATTTGTACTCCTTGACGAACTTACCATAAGCGTCCATATCATTATTAACACGGAGACCTACAGTAAACGAAGTTGGACCATCAGTTGTTACAACTGTAACTGTAAACGAAACGTCATACCAAGCCTTCGTATCCGTTACCACAGCCAGTAATTGTTTTCCTGGAGGGACATTTCCTAAACCCTCAACCCTACTCGGAGGAACGTGAGAAGGAAACTTCGGGACGAAATTATAGTTGTCGTCTAAGTTAGTTACTTCACCTTTACTGATGAAGTACACTACATCCAGATAACCCGAAAGAAAAACCCCTGAGATACTGGCGCCAGAATCAGTAATATTAATATCAACTGTGTCAGCAGACGAGACTGCGAAGTTAGGCTCAACAGAAATAGAAACCAGTTCTTCAAGAGGGTCAACATCAGCCGTAACGCTCGCTTCGAACGATAATTCGAACGGTATTGCTCTTGTAACATCGTCGAAATTTTTATCGTGTTCTCGTGTCTCATCGCCTATACCGTTATCCTGAATTGAAATTAATCCTGCCATAATTAGTTATGATGGATCGCAGGTGCGTTATCGGACATAGTACCACCAGAGTTACGAGTTTCAGTGGATCCAATATCTGTATTACGCTGACCACCGATTCCAGTTTTCCAGTTACCGCCAACGTCTTCAGTCCAGTTCTGACCAACGTTAATATTCACGTTGCCATCAACATCTACGTTCCAATCTCCTTTCACATACATGTTACAATTAGAGTCGATTGTTAAATTGACGTCACCCTTCACATAGCAATTATCGTTCTCAATAATTACAGTGTATCTTTCTTTTACGATACGGATGACTTCAGTTCCGTCCGGATGGATTTCTTTAAACGTTCCGGACTTATGATAGTCATGAAAACGCTCTGCACCTTCGGTGTCGTCGACTTCGATAATGTGACCAGACTGCGTTTCAGTGACGTGGTTCTTAGGATACTCGGCTGCGAATGGAGTTTCGGGTTCATCCCAAGATCCGACTGGGGTTTTAACGCCCTTTTCAACCTGTTCCTTCTTAGTCTTTACGGTCTCTTGTAGGTTATCTTCACCACGTGCGAGACGGTTTACGTCAGGCTCTCCGACCAAGTCTTCAATAGGGTAAACGTCATCTGGGTCGTGAAAACCTTTATCGGTGGTTCTTCGATTTACCGTCTTAGAAGATATCGTACCCATAATAATAGGGTCTTGGGCAGTAACTGAGTCACGGAAGAAACCAACGACCCAAGATCCTTGTAGTAGGAAGTGACCTGTTTCGCCACCGATTCCCGTTACAGAGGCTGATGTTGTCGGCATCATTACCGTTGCCCAAGGTAGATCTTCCGTTGGAATTTTAATAAGGTCTTCATCGTGTAAGCCAAATACTCGGACACGAACCCTATTCATCATCTCAGGATCATTGACATCTTCAACAACACCAGTAAACCACATAAAATTTGAATTAAAAAACTGATCCATTAGTATTTCGCCTGTAATAATGCAAAGTTGATAGCGTCTTTACGAACTGATACTCGTTGCCCGTAGTTCCCTTCTTTATCGAAAATATGGACGACTGCTGTAATCAGAAACTTACCAGAAAGTAAATCGTCGCGAGTAATCTCAGCGATATCTTCTGGGTCTGTTGCTGGTGGAATATCTAATTCAAGAGTTTCGCCGCAATACAACCTTGTGTCACCGTGTAATAAAACGTTATGCGTAATAGAATATTGATTGTTAACAATCATACCCTTTTTACCAACAGAAGGTTCGTACCTATTATGAAGGTTGTCGACTCCTTCTTCAAAGGCTAACGTGTTCTGTGAAATATAATACTGGCGAGCATCCTTATAGTCGGATAATGCCTTATTCGAAATCGTAAACCCAGGATCTAGAATGTGGTCTTTATCCAGTTTAGGAAGGCTTGGACCTTCTGCTAAAATAGAATAATCGTTGTAGACGTATTCCTTTGTAGCATAGTCTAGCTGCTGAGTCCTAGAGAAATATGCGCCAGTGGCAATACCTTCAAAGTGCGAGGCACCGATGTTAGAATCGATAGAACGGATACGTGTACGGTTCTTATCAAAGTTTTCTTCGGTGATCTGCTTAGTCGAGTCGCGAGTCAATAGTTTGTATGTATCCACTGGACCTTTCGCAACCATATTCTCATATGAGTTTAGCTTATGCTTTTCCCATAGAGTCTCAAAGAAATAAAATGGCGTACCATTAATCTTCTGCGCCTTATTCAAAAGCATTCGAATTAGGTAGTTGACCGTATAGTTGGGCAACACCATTTTAAAGTTACCTTCGGCTGAATTATCTTCAATGGATAATCCATCCTTATGTTGTATCTCAGAAAAGAGCGAGCCGATAATATCCGTTAGGTAAACCCCTTTGTATGAACGGGAAACACGCTTACAAGTAGAAGCAAAAGCAGCCTCTCCCGTAGCAGTCATTTTCCAAACCTGCGCTTCGTTACTTGGGCGAGAGAAATCCTTTACGCCAGTAATAACCAGTTCTTTTTCTAGAGTCTTAAAACCACCGCCAGGAGAGTCTTTCTTAAGGATAACGAGCTTGATCTTTTCGTTACCCGAGAAAACATAATCCTCAAGGATGTTCCTACCATCAACAATGGTAAAGGTATATGTAGCAAATAAACGGTCGATCGATTCTACGACCTCGAGCTTATCCATGAGGAACGAAACGTCTACAACTTCACCAGCAAAATTAATAATTTCGAGGGCATGTAGTTTATATTTACCTGCGGAGATCTCCGCCTTTTCAACTGACATTTAATAACCTTCTATATTCAGTTGCGAACTCTTCAATAAACTCAGGTCTTAGTACACGAATGAACCTTCGATCATCGTTAATAATTCGCTCATGTTCGGCGTTGGTTATAAGGCTGGATCCCGTGATATAAAGGTTTTCTACATTAGAGATCTTATTGCCATCCTCGTCCACATAATACCTAACTGAGTTTTTATGATCACGGATCTCGTAGTTAGATAGGATAGAGGTGCCATCATTACCAGCAATCGATTCTCCTGGATTAAATGGCTTATCGTCGAATTTAATGATTAACTGATTCACCTCTGGATTACGACTAAGGACAGTTGCCTTTCTACCAGAAGTTACTCCTGTTAAGATAGTTCCGTCACGGAATTTACCTGCAATAGAGTTGGAGTTTAATGGCTCATCTTTACCACGGAACAATGTAATCGTGTGATTTTTATACGCATGGCTGATGTGATTCTGTAACTGAATATAAGTCATTGGCCAACCCTCAAGACCGTTCGAGAGAGTATCGTTAATGATAAAGAATGTCCAGTGATACGCAACCTTTCCGTACAGCTTAAACGAGAGTTGATCTGGACGTTCGTCTTTTATCTCGTATACTTGATACGGTGTAGCGGATTCGAATCTTTTATTGATGATACGAACCTGACGGAATATGTCAGGAATTAGCGTCATCTGATTATTCTTAAAGAAGTCGTACTCGACTCTCGGGAATTTATTAAAATATGACATACTAACCCCTTACTGTAGTTCTTCGATTTCGTCGCGAGACAGAGCTTTGGTTTCTTTGAAGGTCAACGTAACATCGACTTCAACTGGGGAACCATCATCATGGAAAGAATTTCCCGTTGAGTTATAAACCGCAGACAACCCTTCAAGATAACATTCATATGGCTGTGGTAGGAAGGGATTCTTACCGCCTCCAGGCTTCATGAATTGAATATCCCATTTGGCTGGATAGTTAAGCGTCTTACCACCATCGGCTTTCTTAGCATACATATACCGACGGAAGTCGTTGACGATATTCTTAATCGTATCGGCTTCTGCGGCAGAATGAGCAACCATCTTAAACTGAAAACTATACTGACGAAGGGTTGAGTTTGTATACTGAAGAACGGTATTTGGGTTGATTGCTTTACCCTTGGACTGTAGGTAAAGATCTCGTCCCCTTTCCATTATTGAAGAACCCATACCAAAGTTAGACATAACCTGACTGTTAAGAAGGGCTGTAATTGCTTTATCTTCTTTTCCGTCTGGTCCAGATTTGTTTCCCCCGATAGCGCCTTTAATCTGGCGTTCTACTTCCGTCATATCTCCGCCTTCGAGCATGTACTCAGCGACAGCCGCACCAGCTTCGCCAAGTACACCAAGGTTAAAGTCATTATAAGCAGCACCGTCCGTAACCGCCAAGTTATTTGGCAGATACAAAGTAATGGTAGTGATCGGTCCAGGTGACTTGCCGATAAACATTACCGACGCACTGCTTTTCCCGTCTAGATTAAGGGGGTATCTCATATTCTTCGTCCAATATAAATAGTTATTGAGTTACTTGGTATTATTTATATGCGAAAAACCTACAAGGGGAAATATACCCCTAAAAATAAAGACAAATATGCTGGCGATCCAAAGAACGTAGTATACAGGTCTCTTTGGGAACGGCAGGTGTTTAGGTGGGCTGACGAGAATCCGTCCATTGAGTTTTGGAATTCTGAAGAGGTCGTTATACCTTATGTCTGCGAGACGGATAATAAGGTACACAGATACTTCATAGACCTATTCCTTCAGACCAAGGACGGGCGAAAGTTCTTGATTGAGATTAAACCCAAGAGCCAAACTGTTCCTCCTAAGAAGGGTGCGAGAATGACAAAGCGATTCCTGTCAGAGTCGTTGACCTATATTAAGAACCAATCCAAGTGGAAAGCAGCAAAAGAGTTCGCTCTTGATAATGGCTGTGCCTTTGACATATGGACCGAAGATAAAATCCAGGCTCTTGGTATTAAGATAATAACTAAAAAGCCTCGTAAGCCTAAAAAATAGAGTATAAATAACCGTATGGCGGAAGAAAATAAATCGTTA